TCGGTGACACGTGTGACCGCCAAACGGCTCACTTCGGCTGGTTATTGCCAGGACATGTCCGTGTACTTTAGCACATAGACTGTTCTGATACGATAGCCAGAAACACCACGCCTCACGACGTTGTGGCCTAGCTGATTAGGTCGAGAGAGCTTATCCAAAAGATGAGCTTCTCCGTTCCAGCCGGGGTCCTTCACAGGATCCGGCGAAACAATCCTAATCCAGTAACCCTCCCAACCCTGAGAAAAGCCTGCCCTTTGGGGGACGGCTTTGTCGAAGGGGGATGAAAGGCATCCGCTAAGACCGTGGGGTCCGCGGAGCTCGCGCGCCCATGAAGGGAGCGCGTCGACGCATAGGCGATATAGCGGAAGGAACCGTGAATCAGCGAACGGGGACCTAAGTCCCAGCTTCGCATAGCTCACGATGCCTGCCGCCATGTCCATTACAGCGTCTACAGTGGTTAGTTCTCGTTTCAGATAAAGTGACCGAACGTTTATCCCGTCGAAGAAGTCTAGCCCGCAGGACTCATAAAAACGGCCCTGCGTAAAAGACTTATCTTCATTCATCACAAAGCCGCAGTAAGTAAAGACTTCCCTAAGGAGGTCCGTGTCGCACGCGGGGACGATTAAATCGTCGCCGTATGCAGACACATCACTGTAGCGTTGTGAGCCTTGACTCACAGCCCCTATGCATAAAGCGTAGAATATGAGAGTCTCAAGGGGGAAAGTGTACCCGTTGCCCATTCCTGAAAACTTTTCCAGGAGTACCTTTTTACCTTTCACAAGGAGAGAAGGAGTCCGAAGTTTGGCCATGAGGTCAAACCAATCATCGGGAAGTAAATCGAGTACGAGACACTTCGCAATCGTGTCGCTAGCGCTGCTCAAATCGATGGTCGCAAGACCCTCGACGTGAGCGCGAGAAGCTGCACGCTGATTCCGTGTCTGATCGCGAGTTGATTGTCCGAAGAGCGCGAGCCGTGAGGCTATATGCTCTCCAACACCCAACTGAAGATAGATATTCCATCGAGGTTCGACGGAGATTACTCTACCTGTCTTAGCGTTCTTCGGTACAACAGCGAGCTTGCCGACATCAGTGATCTGAGATCGCTCGATGCTGTCGCTATCCGCCTCTTCCCAGAGGTAATCGGATGCGACGAGACAGGCTCCGAATGTGCCAAGGCCTGGATGTGACCACTTGTCGTATGACGAGGTATTACCTCGACGCGTACTTGTGTCTGCACCGGGCCCAAACCTACGCTGTGATAAGTCGCACTTCTCTATGGGACCCAGGATCTGATCTATTTTCTGCCGAGCAACGTGAAGAACGTTCTCGACCGCGGGGGAGGCTAAGCAGTGAACCTCTCCAGCAGACCGACCTCGGAATCTCTCATTCGTCTCTTCGCAGAGACGCTCGGACGCAAACCACTTGCTTAAGGCGGCAGCTTCCGTATCAATCCCAGTGTTTAAGCTGGGATATTTTGAAAGAAAAGACACACATAAATTGTCCAGGCGATAGGACTCCGCACAGTCATAATGGGAGGGATCCAGCTGCATCTCTGCGAGCTGACGATGCTCCCCGTGACTATACAGAATCCACACACTCAAACTCTTTGGCGTGTTTGCGATAACACACATGCGATAAAGAAGCCGGTCAACAAGACCGGGCTTCACAGACCGCATCTGCTCAGTTTTCACTGGAACAGATCGCGGGGGTCGCATGTCGGTCATTTTCATGGCTCTGCTCATAAAGATGATACTCCGACTGAGGGATGAGATTAGTACACCGCTTCGAAGTTCTCGACAATCGATTTCATCACAGCGTTCTGCTGGAACGAAATCGAAAACCACTGAACATTCTGACGCTCAACGATAGAAGAGCGCAGCGGCAGCACGTAGTCCGTATGGACCGCGGGCGTGTACGCCACCTTGGGCTTGGCTGCATAGCCAGCGTCCCCACCAGAAAGCGTCTCGAGGACAGGAAGCTCGATTTTCGTGGTGACACGAAAATCGGTAGCATTCTGCCTTGTCGAGACACTTGCTCGGGGGAAGCCAATCGCGTAGTTTCCCTCACGCGATGCCCACTTGGCCAATTGATCGGTCAAGCTTTGAGGTGAGAAAGTGTGACTAACTGCTGGAGTCTGGCCATCGCCTAGACTCAATGCTGCAAAAGCAGGCATAGGAATTCCTCTTAGAGGATGCGCGTTCATTTCACCTTGAACGCTGTGGTAACCAACGCTATAGCGTTGAGCGCATGGGTGACAGTAAGAGGGTTCTTGAAACTCGGAAGAGCAGCCGGGGGAAATGACAACAGCTTGCGCCGTTGCATTTCCCCGTACTGTGCTGATGAGCTCACGGACCTTTGTATCACTGTACCCGGGCGCCCTTCGTATAGAGCTCGCGATGCGAAGTCGCACGACAAATCGACCTTAAGGGTTGTAGTCAGCGAGCCGTCTACGAGCGAGAAACCGTCAAAAGCATTTAATTGCTCAAGATAGTTTCCGACTGGAATAAACCAGTCTGCCACAAACGACCACGGTAACACTTCCCAGGCCAATAAAGCCGGGTTGCTTATCCCTGTTTCGCGCAGTGCGGAACGACATTCGCTATCCAGTCCATACCGGATAACGTACTTCGACCGGTGCACACCCCGTGCCTTACCGACTGTCAAAAAGCTCGAACCTGTGAGAAAGTCTTGGGCCAACACATCAACAGTCCGTTCCGACTTCGCAGTCGAAACGGCCCGCGTTTGCGTAAGCCCGGTGTCAATCTTATCAGCTAGGAGCTCGGCAGCGCCATAAACGTCTTGCAGCAGGGGTTTCCACCCGTACTGCAATTCAAGCCACATTCGAGGAACGGCTTTCGCCGGATCTCGCCTGTAGCGTTTATGGAACCACGCGTCCCTTTGCAGGAACCGTGAGTCGTAAGAAATACCGAGTGCCTTCACGGCATCGCCTAGACGGCCCTTGCGTAAAGCAAGCGCCGCCCGAGCAATACGCTCGGCGCTACTCGCGACCAAGTCTACTGTTTGTTTACGCTCGGCGAAAGCCTGGCCTACATTCAGTTTTAACTTGGACACCGAGTCCGCCAATCGTGAAGCTGCTAGGCCACTCGAGTTTGGGAAACTCGAGATAGGTGGTAGGAAGACTTGCTTCATCCAAAATCTTTCGTTATGAAAGAGCGGTGAGCTGGCAAACGGATACCTTGAGTCGAGAATATACTTGGATTGGGAGAAATTCCCCCAGGACAAGTCGTAGTTGTGTATCGGCATGCTCCCGACCCACTTGATCGTTTTAAACCCCGACGTTACCGTACCTGTGAAGGCACGTCGACGGACGAGGACGATCTTGGGATCAGGGGCATTAAAATACACTTCCGGACATGTCCAGTATACCTCTTCAGAAGAAGGCCGTGCCATTAATCAGTCTCCTTTTCCACAGGGGTTCCTTCTCGAATTGTGCGAGAGTGTATGACTTCTTCACGTCCATCCGCGTGCAGTCTGGTCCAGTCGATCTTGAAATCGTAGGGAGCAATCAGCCAAGCCTGTCTTTTTACGACAGGCGGGGCCGACCTCCGCTGGAACAGCTTTAGCACGCGAGCAAACAGATTGGTCATAATACTCTCCATGATAAGAGGAGGAAC